CCATTGTGTATGTGACCAATGCTCTTGAGTACAAGCTTCGTTCGATCCGTCGCCTCTGGCGAGGGTTCTGCGGGCTTGTTGCTGGCGCCTTTGCAGTGCCCATTTTGGCCACTGTTTTCCTTGGGTACAGGGTTCGGGATCTTGCCACCCAAGCGCGCCAACGCTCAACAGCTTTCTTTTCAAGCAAACGCAACAAGTTCGGTGTGGCAATTTTTGCCATCCTCATTGCTGTGTACTGTTACTACTCTTTTAGGGCAGTAAAGGAAAAGGGAGCTGCAGCCGGTGGAGTCCTCTCCAAGGCTGAAACCAGAGCCAAGGTCTCTGCCAACTGCCACTTCAAACCGGAGAGGCAGAACCAATACCCAACCCCGCTTATCCCCTACAAGGTCAAGGATCACGTAGGTTCAAGCTCAGCCAGTACAGTTGGTACAGACATTCCCAGTGTCAAGAACAACATGGTCCGGCTGTTCTGCGAATTGGATAATGGCAGCGTCAAGTCTGTCAATGGGATTTGGGTGTGTGGTGGAATCCTCCTCACAGTTGGTCATTTCCTCAGTGTCGTCAAGGATGGCACCAAGAGGGAGACCGCTATTTTGGCAGTGTCAAATTCCCAGCAGGATCGCTATGTCGTCTCCCATGACAACATGATGATTCTTGCTGGGGATACTGGTATCCATGTCATCCCTGGCATCAAGAGAAACGACATCACAGAATACTTTGTTGAACACGAGTTTTTATCGTCTCAAATTCAAAAGGTGTCTGTCGGTAAGGTTTACTCATGTGAGATGGATACTCTGGATAACCCGAATGTCAAGACACTCCCGGTCAATGTTCGAGCAGGTCAAGTCAATGTGCAGTATGATAACGGCATTGGCACCAACTTGAATGTTTGCACGGTCGAGGCCAACTTGATGCATAAGGAGTTGTCAGATCAGGAGTTGATGCAAGGCGATTGCGGTGCACCACTCATCGACAACTACCTCCAGAACGGCAAGGTTCATCCTTTCGTTCGTGGCATCCTTTGCTCATACCAGACTAAGGACATGTCCAAGAAGTTTTTCCTCCAGTTGACTCGTTCCCTTCTGAATGAGATCAAGAGGATCGCTTCGACTGTCCATGCTTCCCCTTGTTGTTTTAATCTTGACGCTGTTGAGGGCTTGAACACTGATGTGTCCGATGACCCCCACAATAGTTTTGCTTACTTCAAGAATGGTTTCCGCCCTAAGGGGAGGTACCTTGGGAAGATGCCGGGCAACAGCAACAATCGGAACAAGTCTGACATTGTTGACACGCCCGACAGGAGTTTCTGGGAAGAGAGGGGTTATGCTACCGATGCCACTGGTCCCCCGATGGGCATGTGGAAAGCCAAGCAGGTAGCGCTTTTGAAGTTTTGGCACACCAACATTTCACTGCCGCTCCACCTCCTTAGGCTTGTCAACACGTGGTTGGTCGCTTACACCATCGGCTGTCTCAAGATAGCCCAGACTCGTATGCCAGGAGACCCCGTGTTCAACCTTGCCCCCATTTCCAATGATCAGGTTATGAATGGCTGCGCTGTAGCGAAGGATCATCCTGAGCGGCCCCTTCCATTCCTCAATCCAGTCAACATGAGCTCCTCAGCTGGGCATCCTTGGAACATATCTAAGGATAAGGTCCAGTTTGATGGCAAGCCGTTGGGTACTAGGGTTG